AGTCAGGCGGTGTAAATGTGAAAACACCAGTGCCATTGTTATAAGCTAAACCAGCAGTTCCAGCGGATGCATTAGTGGCACTGAGGTCAGTCAGCGCAATCCCTGAACTACCGCCACTTGGAGCGGCCACAAACTCTAGTGCAGTGCCGCCTGAGTTTACTGCTAAATACTGGCCTGATGTGCCCATTGAAGCTGGTGTGTCTGTTAACCCGCTAAAGGTGGATGTGCCAGACCCAGAATTGCTATCAACATATGACTTAGTAGCCAAGTCCATAGAATTAGATGGGGTATAGCTAGTGTTTGCAACACGAACTGATGTAAGCGCACCCACATAGCCACTTGCCGCACCTAGCATTAGCTGGTTGTGAGCATTTGCAACTGCGCTTGAGCCTAGTGCAATAGAGCCACTATAACTGCTTGTGCTTGAATTGAGGCCGATAGCAATGCTCGAAGAATTATTAGCCGTTGCACTGCTTCCTATAGCCACACTATTGGAGGCACTTGAACCAACCACAGCCTGTTTACCGATAGCTATGCCATCTGTTCCTGAAGCTGATGGCTGAGTTCCGCTTGTAGTTTGGATGTCTACATAAGCTTCACCGCCACTGCCACCTGATGCAGTTGATGCGATAGTAAGTGTGTTAGCCGCATCGTTATAGGTCAGTGTAATATTCGAGCCAGCAGTAAGAAGTGCGTTAACCCTGTCATCTACTCTTTCATCAGTATAATAAAGGTTACTGCCTTCAGTTAGGTTTGCAGTTGTGCTTGAAGTCTCATCGAGTAACTTATGCCAGCTACCACCATGAGCAAAGTACCCCTTCCCTGTGCCATGCACATGGGCAAACATCCCGTGATAGGTGGTTGCAGATGGGAGGTCGCTTTCAGCGGAATACATGTTTCCGAATAGAACCTTGTTACCGCCCATATCCAAGTCTGAGCCTGTGATTGCTGATGTGGCTCTAGCATTTGTGAAATATAGGTTTGTGCTACCCTCTGAAAGTGCGTCAGTATCACTAATAGAAGAGCCACCACCACCGCCACTAGATGCTATTGTCAGCGTATTAGCCGCATCATCATATGTGAGCGTGATATTACTACCAGCCGTTAGTAAACCGTTTACTCTGTCATCAACCCTCTCATCTGTGTGATAGAGGTTGGTGCTACCTTCTGTTAGTGCATCTGTTGTAGAGGCTGTAATCCTTGCATCTGCCCTAGCATTGGTAAAATAGAGGTTGCTTGTGCCTTCAGAGACATCATCAGTATCACTAATCGAATTGGCTGTGGTTGTTACGTTCCAGCTACTTCCATCCCACACAAAAAGCTGTGATGAACCACTATTGAAATATAGCGCACCGATTTGGGTTGTGGATGGCGCAGTTGTGTATGTGCCAAGATAATATTGCTGAAAAGAGTTAAGGCTAGTCTGAGCATTGGTAGCTGAAGTGTTTGCCTGTGTGGCCGAAGTGGCCGCTTGTGTAGCTGAGCCAGCCGCCTGTGTTACGGCTGTGTTAATTGTGTTTTCAACCTCTGGTGTTGAACCACTGCTTTTGTAAAAGCTGGATGTAGCCATTATATATCGTCCTCAAATCTATAGGCAGGAGCAATAACTTGCGTTGAGCCGTTCAACTCCTGATCATTTGCTTGGCTTTGTATTTCTGCGAGGAAGGTTTGAAACTTCTGCTCAAATAGGGATGCTCGTTCATCAAGATAATAATCTGCGCTAAATGTAAGAGCCGCATAGATTACAACCTCTGGCGCACTTACAGTCAGAGCATTGCTGTCAGTGTCAGACGACAGTGGGTCGAAGTCGCCATAGTAATAAAGTGTAATGTCACCATCAGATGGCTGTGGGTGGATGAATAATGTTTCTTGCTGTCGTGTGAAATGGTCTGGCTTACCCTTCACTGGGTTATCAGCGTATGGTCTGAATTGGCTGTTAGGTAGCCTTACTAGCTCTCTGTCTTTGTAATAAAGGCTAATTAATTCCAAAAAGTCCGAAGGTAAGGTTATCGAGGCAGTTGGCTGTGATAGAGTAATAACTTGGACTTTTTCATTCATTCCAGAGCGAAGCATCCTAGCGACCCTTCTGATGCCCTGTTCAATAAATGTTGTCGTCAGTGCAGAAGTGTTATCGCTACGATTGAGCAACGCTTCAAAGTGTGATTTCACTTCACCGTAATTCATGACTTACGCCTTCCTAGTTTTCTTCTTGGGTTTTTTGGCTGTTAGAGCCGCTTTGCGAAACGCCTCATCAGTAGGTGCGCCTTTTGCACCCTTCTTTCGCATCTTCTTGCCAGCTTTTTGCTTGGCATTGATGCGGTCGTAAAGGCCGATCCTAGCCATTACGCCATTCTCTTACTGGACTTCTTTTTGCCAGCTTTCGTCTTTGACGCAATTTTCTTAGCGGCCTTCTTTGCGGCTGTCTGACCAGCCTTAGTGTAGGGGTACATTTTTCCTGCAACATTAGGCATCATTTTCTCCTATATGCTCTTATCAGTGGTCAAAAAGGCATCTAGCCCTTCTGCTTTCAGTCTTTTGATAATGTCTTTGCCATCAACATTCTGGTCAAAGATGTTAAATCCCTCTGCCATCCACTTCTCCACGATTACTGTGGGAATAGAGGCAACTCGCATATAGTCGCCTTCAACTTGCTTTGTGCTGTTGTTGCGTTGTTCTGCGATGCCATCCAGAAAGGACTGTGGAATATCTTGGGTGCGTTTGTTGTAAAGACCGCCACTATCAACGTGGTAGTCGTGCTGAACGCCTTTCAGCTTGTAATCATTGGTCATGATTGCTCCTTAGATTTTTGGGGTGATTGTGGTGTCAGGAGAGAATAAGGAGAGCAAAACTTCCCCCTGACACCGCAATTTATTGCCTTATGACAACTGGGTAATCATCCCTGAAGCCTTCGGATTCAGGTGCATTAAGCCACCCTCATACGAAAGGAAATGCTTCTCAGAGTCGCCAGTCTTTGCCAGAAGTGTTCTGGTAAATGGACGCAATACTGCTGAACGCCACATTGATGGGTCTAGCAGGAAGGCGTGGGTAGACATCTGCACTCTGTTAAGCACGACCTTATAGCTTCCGAATGGGCTAACAATCAGGTCAACTGCATTGGTGAGTGTCTTGTTTTCGTCATTGAAAGTACGCTGACGACCTGCACTTCCAGTGAACCCTGCCACGATAAGACTATCGGCTGGCTTGATCATGAAAATGTCAGGATTACCACCTGCTTCGTAGACAGCTTGGCCAAGGTCATTTAGCTTGGCTTCAGTCAGTGCATCTGCTGAACCAGCACCAGCATCGACAGTAGTAGTTGAGTCAATCAACACATCTGCTGATGCCATTTCACGAGCCACAGAAGATGTGCCTGTGACTGCCGCATTTGATGCGCCAACATAGGCAAATTCTACGTCTTTCTTCAAGCTTTTCAATGCTTTAGACAATTGGTAAGCCGCTTCTTTTGCTCTGCCGTAGGTCGAAACGGCCTGTGCTGACTCGCTCACTTGGAACGCTTTTGTCAGGATCTGCGTATTTCCACTGATCATGGTTGTGGCAGTCAGTGTTGCCATAGTTGGGTCAGCCCCTTCCACTGCCGCATTTGCGGCTGGTGCGTCAAGAGCATCTGTTTGGTATTGATACACCCGATTGTCTACTTTCTGGCTTTTGATAGCCGAAAACAATGGGGTGTCGGTAGGTGTGCATTTGTTCGCCTGAGTTCGCTACTCCTCAGACCGCCCATAGTGGACTGCTGGCTATCCCTAGCCAGTTCAGACTATATCTTCTCCCATGTATTGGGGCTGTGCGCTTCGGGTCGCTTGACCCTACTCCATTGCTGGATAGTCGTTGCACCTTCCCCTTACGGGGCTTGGCACAGGATTGCCTGTTCTAGGTGTTCCCTGTTTTCACACAGTTTGTTTTGATTGCTTACGCAAAAAGGACACCACTAACTAATGTCCATGATGATGTCACTGACATCTTCTTTGATACCCACCTGATCATAGGTTGAGTAGGTTGCCATGATATTTATTCCTTCTTATCACGATGGTTTTGTTATTGTTCCCAACGAGCAAGAATAGCCTGTGTAATGTCATCAATGTCATTACTGTTACGCAGTTTGGCCTGTGCGGCCTTCTGCTTTCGGGCTTTGGCATTAGCATCCATATTTGGGGCTTTGCTGGTCTTTAAGACTTTCTTTGCGACCCTTTTCTTCTTAGTGGTCGTTACCTGCTTGGCCGCATCGAATAGACGAGCCTTGTTTAGCAGTTTGATTACCACTGGATCGACATAAGTGTTCACCTGTTCTTCAGGTAAGCCTTGAGATACAGCATAGCTTCTAATGTCGTCATATAGTTGATTGTTCCATTCAGGAATGTCCTGTTCTAGGACTTTTACAGCTTCTTGGGCTTGCTTTTGTAAAGCCAGTTGCTGTTGGTGTTGCAGTTCACCAAAGTAGTTGTCTGCTTCTTCTTGCAGGAACTTCAGGTCGTCTGCCGCATCTTGTGCTTCTTTCCTGAGTTGGCCAAAGTCTGCGTCATCCATTGTTTTGGATGCTAGGAGCATATCCACTTCTGAATATGGCTTCCATCGAGCCTCTGCCTTTTCAATCAGCTTTTGCATAACGACATTGGTTTTGCCAATGTTTGTTTCTGCTTCTTTTCGTTGGTTTGCGACTTCTTGAGACTTTTGAGTTAATGCCTTTTCCTGTCCGAATAGGCGTTTGAGTTGGCCTAATGATGCCTGTTCTGCTTTGCCATTTACGAGAACTTCGATTTCTAGGTCATCGTTTAATTCGACTTCCTCAATATCTACTTCTTCATCGTTGTCTGGCTCTGCCTCTTCTACAGGGTCATCGTCCTCTTCATTTGCATCTATTTCGACAGTTTCAACATCATCTTCATCATCCAAAGTATCTGTCTCAGTGTCCTCTGGTTGATTAGCCTCTTCTTTCGCATGTTCGGATGGCTTTTCTGCGTCCTCCCATCGCTTCAGTAGGGCTTCTGACGCACTATCTAAGTCATCATAGACAGTGCGTTCTTCTTGAGCATCTAGCACGTTATTCATGGTGCTTATTCATCTCCACTGTTATCGTCATTGTCATCTACGTCATTATCGTTTTGGGCAATAATCTGGTCACGCACTGCAACTCTCTGGGTCAGTGTGTGCATAATATCGACCAGTGCACGATAGTGATGGTAGACCTTGTCTCGCTCTTCTTCTTTGTCGGGGGCAGTGTTAACGAACCCCTGAAAAGTGGCTTGCACAAGACCATCTATAGTCTTGTTGAAAACCTCATTATTTAGCAGTGATTCAGCTTCATTACCTGCATTAATCATTGCATCTTCGTTTGTCATTTCTGTCATATTTTTCTCCTTAATATTGAGTTTAGCCTGTTGGGCTTGCTATCCCACGCAGGTCATCGGTTTGGCGCAGAAGTTCAAGTTCGCCTTCGTCTATTCGTTTCTTGTGGGCGAATTGTTCTTCTTTCAGGTCTTGTTGGTCTGCCTGTAATGCAAATTGGGCTTCTGCCTTTGCCGCATCCAGTTCAGCTTTTTCCTGTGCCTTTTGAGCATCCAGTGTGACCTTGTTTTCGGCCACCTGAGTTTGACGCTCTTGGATTTCCAGTTGCTTTTCTGCCATTGCCATCTGCATTTGCTGTGCAGGGTCAGGCTGTGGTGGTGGAAGCATAGCTGGATTAGTAAGGTATTCGTCAACATTCAGAATACCTTGAGCCTCTAAAACTGCCTTCATCATGTTATAGCGGTTCTCTAAACTATACAGAGGCGCAAGAGATGGGTCTTGCGTCATAAGTGTGTGCATTGATAGATGCTTCTGAACCTCTTTTTCCTGTTCAGACACACCCAAATGCATCTCAATTGTTACATCACGCTTTTCAGCCCATGTTCTTGGCTCAATGGGCACAAAGTTTCCTGCAATCTCGAATATCTTCGTAGCCTGTTCGTTCTCTACGACTAGCCTGTAAATCTCGTAGGCCAATGGCTTTAGAAATTGCTGTGCGAACAGACGAGCCATTATCTTCATGCGTTGCTGGCTCATGGTCACAAGCTGTTCAACCATCTGGGCTGAGTTTTGCTTGGAAATGACATCCTTATTCAAGCCAGTGCTCAAAGATGAAACTGAGGACTTATCTTCAGCATCCTCGTTAAGCATGTTTATGGTTTGGAAAATGAAAGGATTGAGAGGTGCTTGAGGCATCGGTGTGATGGCATCAGGTCTGGTTGTATTGATGATCCCACCCACTCTAGCATCGGTAATTTCTCTGGGCGAAACCACTGCGCCTTTGGTGACTATATATCTAGGCGTATTTGCTATAACAGTATGGTCAAGCACTCCACGAGTTAACACAGTCTTTGCATTTTGTGTTGGAATTAGCTTTTCAGCAAAGCTAGAGCCAAAGAAGCTATGTGGCGTAGGTAGTGGGCAGAATACCATAAATGGCAGTCTGTCTACCTTTTCAATCTCTAGGATTTGGTTGCCAGCCTTGCAAACCTTATGCAAGACGGCTTCGCCTGTGCCTTCTACATCCAACCGAATAAAGCTTTCATAAACCATCACTTCTCGTACTTGGTCTATGTAGCCATAAGCATCGTTCTTTCTGCTTGCACCAATATTCTCAAATCTGGCTAGGATTTCAGGGTCTGTTTCAAGGCTAGTGCTTTCATCATCACTAATGTTTGATATTTTCTCTTCGTCATAGCCCATTTGCCGTAATTGAGTGAGGCTCTTGGTGGTTCTATGTGCTACGAAGTCTACATCCTCTAAAGATTTAGCCTGTGGCTCTATAATGAACTCTTCTGGTGGCACTGGCATAATGCAGACTTGTGATGTGTCTATCTCACGCTCAATCGTGCCAAATAACAAACCAGTTTCGTCAGTATCACTCTCTAAAAGTGTTACATCTTCATCGGCCAGAATTAAATCTAGCTGGTCTGATGTCAGGTCACTAAATTCCTCTTCTTGAAACTCTGAGCGTTGTTCCCAGAAGGCTTTGCAGACCCCTACTCTGGCCATCAAGCCATCCATTATCACGCTTTGGAAAACAGACAGCCCGTCATTCATTTTGAAAAGGACATGCTCAGTGTAACTGGAGCAAACCCTAGCCATTTCGATGTCTTCTTGCCCTATTGGGCTAAACTTTATGATTTTTGAACCCGCTGAGAATGTTTCCAACAGGTTTGCTGTCATTGCTTGCACACCAGTATAGACATCTTGACTGATGTATTTAGAATTGCCGTCATGCTGGGGGCGTGGAAGTGAAGCGTTATAGTAGTCAGTGACTTTCTTACGCTCTTTGCTCAATTCGGAATCATAGAAACCGATAGCACTTTTGATGTTCACATCCAGTGCTTTGAGGATGTCCTCATCGCTCATTGGCTGATAGTCATCTATTTTTGCCATATTATATCATCTCTAGGTAAATGCCCTGCGGCTGTTCTATGGGTGTCCATGCACCTTCATGAACGTGATTAGCTAATGCCAGCGACATAACGCAGTCATCATGACATCCAGCCTCTGCTTCCATTGACCCTGTTTCAGTGACAACGTAGGTGAGCATTTCTCTGATGGTTGTTTTGTCGTTTAGTTTCAACTCATCCTCTCGCATTGAGGCACGAAGCTGGTCTATAACCAGTGGTTTGGTCTTACTGGTTGTGCTGAAACCCAATCTGACAGTTTCTTTTTCTGTGAGTTTGTCCATTTGCACTTCTGTGTAAAAGTTCGGATAGGACATATCTTTGCCCAGCCTTGTGCAGGTAAGGATGCCATGTGAATTGTTCTCCACAATGATAAACGCTTCATTGTAATACATCCCCAGCGCATAAAGGATTTCAGCAAAGTAGTCGGGATGGACATGGCCACGCCATGTTGCGACTTGCCTTTTCTGACTGTCGAGGACTTGTGCAACTGAGTAGTCTCCATTTCTGACGCCCATTGAAGAATCTGCCCCAATGACATATCTTTCTCCATCATCTAGTGGTCTGTATATTTGCAGTTCGCCCCTGTGGTTTGGCATCCATTCATCGCCTTCCAAAGCCAGCTTCTGCTCGATATCTCTTGTGTTAGTAAGACATTTCTGAAGCTGTTCTGGGTTAAACACAGGTCGTCCAGATGTAAGGAAACTTTCGTCAGGGGTCGCAGGATATTCCTGCATAAAAAGGTCGATGCCATTCTGGGCTATCTTGCGCCTACGAAACATAAGCTGTTCATCATCAAGCCCATATTCTTCCACCAGTTCTTCTTCCTCTGGTGTTCGCTCGAAGTTAGCTGGCACATCTTCTCTATAAGTTGGATCTGTAAACCAAGGAATAAACACTGGCACATAACCATTCTCGCCCTTACAAGCCCCCTGCCAAAGGTCATAAAATACACCACTGACGCCATTTGCAGTGCTTTCAACAAAAACTGCTGTGTTAGGCTCATTAGGCACAGCTTGTGTCAAACCATTCCAGATTTCACCTGCTGTTGATTTTGGCCAAAACGCCAATTCTGATGCGTGAAGGTGACTGATTGTCTCGCCTCGTCCTACTGCATCACCACCTGCTGTAGCCACAATGTAGCTACTATCAAGCACATCAAATGATAGTTCTCTTCTGGAACTGTATTTGGTGTGTGGCTTAAGTATTTCTGGGCAGTTGTCGTGATAGCGTTTCCCTAAATCAAAAAGCGATCTTGTGCTATCGGCAGTGTGAGAAATCACCATAGCTTTTCGCGCTTTGTTTTGGCTCACAGAGAAATAAAGGTAGCCGCCCACCATAGTGGACAAACCTTGCTGTCGTGCCTTTAGAATGATGATCCTGATTTTACCTTCTGATGCCATTTGTTTGTCTATGGCGTCCTGAAGGATTTGTTGTGCTGGGTTTAGATTAAGTGGGGCTATTTCGCCCGATTTTGTTCTAATCTTAAGAGCAGATTTAGAGTAGAAGCTAAAATCGTCATAAAGGCGTTTACGAACTGCCTTTAGTTTCTTGTCCATCTTCATCTTCATCTAGCAAACCAGCAAGAAAATCCTCTGCTTTGCTAATGGCCATCTCACTTTTGGTGACTGGACGGCTTTTGGTGAAATCTAGGACGAGACGAGCGGCCGCAACTCTTTCTCTGTTGTCGCCAACTACCTTCATGACTTCAACTGCTGTTTCTAGAGCCGCTTTCGCATACTCGTCCTCGATAGAGTATTCTTTGCTCATAATCTCGACTATCCTCTTCGCTTCTTGTTTAACTTTTGCTCTGATGGGTTCTATCTGCTCTCTTGTATAACCATCAGGCACACCTCTGGGTCGCCCAGCGTTTTTGCGTGGTTTGGTTGACCACTTCCTTCGCAATGCCCTGCCCTCTTCTGTCTTCATCAAATCTGAGAAGTAGTTACGCTTTGGGGCTTTTTGTGGGTGTTTTCCTGACCCTTTTTTGCTTGGGCTTTTCGCTCTGGGCTTCTTTGGTTGTGAACCCATTGATGTAATCCTCATATTTTCTTGCAACAATCAGTCTGGTTTCAATGTTGTGAACACAGTAGGCGGGTTGCGGAAAGGACTTCAAAATGTCCTGTGCTACCAACCGTTTTTCATGGTCACTCCAGTTTGATGCTTGCAAGCGTTCAAGCCTGTCAGCGTAGGCCAACAGGTCGATAGCAGTTACCTGCATCGCTCTCTCCTTAGTTTCTTGTTAGTGGTTTCTTCTGTTGTTGGCGCACTCGCTCAACATAAGGTTTCAGGTACTGAGTAGCCTTTGCTTTGTTGGCTACTCTGCCTTCTGCCTCTGTCAGAATATCTTCTGCCGCTTTCACTGGGTCAGTGCCTAATGGCAGTTCCAGAACGTCCAATGCTCTATTTATGATGCGTTTATCAATTTCAGTAACATCAGGGTCGTCATTCATGTCCTGCCGAAGCTGTGCAATGCGTTGCTTATTGCCCTCAATACCCGTTTGCCGCTTTATGTCGGTCTGCGTCTGCGCTTGTTGTACGTTTTGCGGTACATCATCTGGCAGAGTGCCGCCCATTTTCAGGACTAGCCCCTTCACGGCTTTGATAAGTTCATTCTGGTCTTTGACTTGTGTGGCATTTTCCAGCATCTGTTGATAACTGTCGGCCGCTTCTTTCAGCTTTGGCCTTGTTCTACGAATAATATTGAGCATATCTGAGACACCACGAGCATCCAGCCCAGTGGCAGTTTGCATGATATACTGAGGTGATGGGTTAGGGTCTTTGCTGTCGCCCTTGGGGGGTTCACCTCTTTGCAAGCTATCTAGGTTTATTTCCCTTATTCTTTGCTGTTCTTTCTCTTCAGCAACTTGCTTGCGATCTGCATCAATTCTCTGTTTCTGCGCCTTTAGGAACTTCTGCAAAGCCTTGCCTTGCTGTGCGGCTTCATTCTGATTTGCCACTGAAGGTAGATTGGCTTGTGTTGATATGCCTTGATTACCTGCATTATCTCTAATGAATTTTGCAACCCTGCTTCGTCTTCCTGTAGCCGCATCAATTGCACGACCAGCCCCGACAGCGGCCGCTTGAGGTAATAAGGATGCACCGCCTGTTCCATATGCGGCCGCACCACCTAAACCAGTTGCTAACGCACCGACAAGGTTTCGAGGCGCACTATAACCCTGATTGGCTGTGTCTAATGGGTTGAAGATGTCTGTGAATTGGCTAACACCGCCTTTGAGGCCAGCATTACTTACTCTGGATAGTTCATTCGATTTGCGTAGAAGATTGATTAACCTCTCACCCTCTTGCGACTTACCAACTATCTTGCGTACTGCCGCTATATCTTTCTTGCTGACTAGGTTTTTAGCTTTGTTTCTTCCCTTTTTGAGGGCTGTCTTGGCTATGACTTTATCCAGCCTTTGTGCCTCTGGGTCAGTGTCCTTGTAGCCTAACTGGTTACGCAACAGCCTTGCTAAAGAGTCCATATCTGAAGTGTACTCACCATGCACATCGTCAATTGTTGTTTTCACACCGCCTGTGGCTGTCGGATTAACTTCATTTAGGTCATAACCGCTATCATCTGCCATTTGTTGAAGGTCACGAGCAAAATCAGCGGCCGCTTCTGCATCTTTTGGCGCAGAACCATTGCCTGACACTACGTTAACTGCCGCTCTTGTGACTGTTACTGGTGCTTTTGCAGTAGCAATGCTGGTCTGAACACCACCTGCCGCTGTTCCACCTATTATGCCCTCACCAATAGCCTGTTTTGGGTCAAGCTGAAGGCCAGCATCTGTGCCTAATGACACGCCTGTTTGTTGAGTTACGCTTTGTGCGCCTTCAGTGACGCCTTCTCGCAACATACTATTGAAGATACCAGCACCGCCTTTGACACCAAATGAGTTTAGGACACCTGACAGCCCCGCCGTAGCTGATGCGGCCTTCCAATCGTCTATATTAGGCTCTTCTCTGCCATTATTCTTGGCTCGTTCAAGTGCGTTACCGCCTACTTGCTGAACAAATTCAAACATAGCTGGGGCTACTGCCGCTCCTACGCCTATAGCAATAGGATTGCCGCCTGTCAGACCCCCTGCAAGTAAACCACCCCCTGTTCTAGAAAGTAGTGAGCCAGCAAATTGACCTGCTTGCTCGACAGCCGCTCTTGGCAGATACTCATATCCAAAACCAGCAACTGTTTGATCGCCTTCTTGGGGATTAATGAACCTGTTAGATGCACTTTCATAGTTCACTGGCGCATCTGTTAGACCGCTCAGATTGTCAGCAATCTCATTTTGCCCCAAAACTTTCGCTGTTGTGGCCATATTTTCCAATGGCGCATCAATGCCTGATTTGAAAGCAGAAGAGAAACTTCTATCCACTGGTGTTGTAGCTTGTCTGATTAGTTGAGCAAGGCGATTAGCGTCAGCAGTATTACCTGCCGCATCTGCTTTACGCAAAGCAGACATAAGCTGTTGAACTGTGGCCATGCCATGCTCCTAATTATTGTGGGTATTTATCAAATATTGCCTGATCTTCTGGACTTAGTACGAAGTCACCTTGTGCAGAAGCTGGTGATGTTTGTGCAGTGGTTGCTGGTGTTGTGGCAAACTGACTTGCCTGTTCTTCAGTAGCTGGGTTGTCCACAGTCTCACCATTTGCTAGTCTATTTCTAACTGTTTTCGCTAGTTCTAGCCTTCGTTCAATCCAATTAATCCATGTACTTTCAGCATCGAGTTTTATGTCTGGTGTTGGCGACAAGAACAGTTCCATCTCTTTGTTTGAGATTGCGCCTTTTGTTTGTGAAATCTGGATAAGTGCAGAATCCACCTTCAGTTCTTGCAACAGAAGTCGAGAAGTAGCCTCTGGGTTGCCCCTTACTCTATCCCATAGCGCACCAATTGTGCCGTCTATTAGGCCAGTTAGGCTCATGCCAGAGCGAAGGTCGCCTAATGCCATTTCCATCTTGGTAATGGCTTGGTCATAGTTTGCTATGCCTTGCTGAAGATCAGCATCTTGTTTTGCAGATGTGGATGAGGTTGTGCCTTGTCTAGCTTTTAGCGATGCTTCTCTATATGCCTGAAGGTCGGCTTGCTTTTGCTGGTCAAATTTAGCGTTTCTTTCAGCTTCTTGTTGAGCGATTTGAGCGTTATAATCTTCGAGAACTGCTGACCTATTAACTTCATCTATTACGTCTTTTTGCTGTATCATTCCCCCTAAAGAGGAAAGACCGCCTTCTTGTGCGCCTCGTAAACCTGCGCCTCCTATGCTCATAAGCGCATCGGCCATGCCTATAGACATATCGGGTCTTTCTGGCCGCTTTGGTGTGGCCAGCATCGCATTATCTCGTCTGTTTTCTGGTTGTGCTAATACCCCAGCCGCCCTTTGACGCTCTTCCATAGTGGGTCGGGGCGTTGGTGTTGCTATATCGACCTGACGAGGCTGATTAAAGGCTGTTACATGCCCCATGTCTTTGTATGGAGTAGAGGTGGTATCCATCTGCGTTGGTCGTTGAGGTCTTGGAGCAGGTGAAGCAATGTTTACATAGTTCGGTGGTGTTGCCATCCGCAAAATAGGTTCACTTTCGTAGAAACCATATTCTGGTGCTGGCTGGCGTAATGCGCCACGGGTAAAGTTAGTGTTAAAACCAATGCTATCTAAATAGTTTAGAATAGGAGTGTTTGGATTTGACATATCAATCTCCTATATCTGATTGTTGCCGCCAAAGTTCATGCCTCCAAAATAGCTTCGTTGCTGTTGTGGTGTCATGAAATTGCCGTATGAAGATGATGGTTGGCCACCGCCCATGCCAGAGAAGTAATCGTTAATTTTACCGCCATACTTCTGACCAAAGCCAAACCCAGCCATAGCACCAGAAAGACCGCCCATCATAGGATTAGCCGTTGCAGGTTTTATGTTGTTTACCGAAGTTGGTGTTCGCCCTAAAATGCCAGCGTTATAACCCATCAAGGCGTTCATATCGTAATCTCTATTGCCTTCGAACCTCGCTCTATCATCATCAAGCAATGATTGCTCTCTTGCTTGAAGGATACCGCCTCCCTGCCCTAACATTCGTGCCGCATCTCCAGATTGGCTAAAGCCCATATTATACAGGCCACCAAGGTTTTTGTTTGCCGCTGTCATGTTAGATAATTGTGCTTGTTGCGCCTTCATCGACCTATCTATTAGTCTGTCTTGGATATTAGCGGCCGCATCTGCGCTTCGGTCATCAAAGGCTCTTTGTGCTATAGCATCAGCAATACCTGCACGGGAACTATTTGTGTTCATAGATGCAGATGCTGTTCTGTCAATGTTAGGAAGTGTTTGTTCTGTCAGTTGTCTGTATGGGTCGCGCATAGCATTAGCCAAAAGAGGCTCTGTGTTTGCAGATGCATAACTTAAAGCATTGCCCAACATATCTTGCTGTGCACGATTGTAGATATCACCATAGTTGTTAGCAAAACCACGACCTATAGACATGAAGTTTGTGGCATCACCGCCAGCCGCTGTACCAGCCCCCTGCATCAACCGAATTGCTTGCTGTTGCATTGGGTCTAGGTCTGCAAATGTTTGTCCCTGATAATAACCAGTATTTAGCTGGTTATCTAAAGCACTTTGCCCACGCTGATAAAGGTCAGTCGTATAAGGTTGTGCATCTAGGTAGGGCATCATATTCATGCGATTTGCGGCCATTTGAGCCGCTCTATCTTGCTTTGCCGCCTTATTGCCCATGAAACCGCCCAGAAGCGCACTACCGCCTGTAATCAAAGCAGACGCTGTAATTGGGTCAACCATTATATATTCCTTTTGTTATACATTAGACCAAGCAGAACCGTTGTAGACGACCAAACCTTCTGAGCCGTCCCCAAGAGCATCCCAAGGGCTAACATTGTATTTAACCATGCCTCTAACTGGATTTAGAGGAGGCGCATCTAAGACCTCAACACCGCTTGTTATTAGCGACCTGATTGAGGTTTCTATTCTCTGTAACTCGTCCTGTAGATATTTGCGTAAGTCTTGCTCTAGCTGTGGTGAGTTGTTTCTTTGGTAACTTGCTAGAACTACGTTTGACTTTTCATTGACTGCCATCACTTCGCCCCTGTGGTAGAAATGTCGAAATCCATTCCTGAGAAGCTGAAATCTTTATAATCATTGGCATCTAATGTAATTTTGTAGCTTAGATATCGTCCAGATGCTCTGGAATCTAGCTTATAGTCAGACGCAATGTTGAAGGTTACAGGTGCGCCATATGTTGGTACGTCACTTGGTATATCTGATGCGCCAAACTCAAAGGTTACGTTAGTATTGTCCTGATTGAGTGTAGCAAACTGAGGTAGAACCCGCGTGAGCACTTTATAGCCATCAATACTTTGACCAGTTTCATCTAAATCAATGCCTACTCGCTCTAAAACAGGGGGCTTAGTTGCTTGAGTGTCTATAGCAAAAGCAACAGATGACCCGCTGTCGGATAAATCCAATGCATAAAGTTTGTCAGAGGTAATGCCATTATCAGTATCATTCTGGCCTATCATCAAAGTGTGACGATTGAAGCTATCTTCCTGATCGTGAAATGTACCACCTATTGTTTCATATGTTTCTGTAGCGTCTGCGTATGTGGTGACTGTATCAACATTGGCAGTTGTGCCTGAACTGACATTGGGAAGGTCAATCATGCTCCAAGTGTTATCACGGTAATTTAGAACAGCCGCTCTATTACATCTCGTGGTATTTGGAAAATTGACTGTGCTGTCGCCAGCCTGAAAGCAAAAATAGATTTCACTTAGCACCTTATTATGCTGAACAAAACATCTGTCAGAGTTCTTTACGTTCAAAGATTTGTAGACTGACTGTCGTATGCGCTTATCGGCTACTGATATTTTAGTATTACCGTCTGTTGTGTAAATATCACTGTTGCCAAAGACGAAATGTTTACCATCCGCTTCTACAATACAGTTTTGATTAATAACCCCATCGTCACTGAACAATTTGCGAAATGAAAATAGCAGACTGCCCCCAACAAAATCCATGCTAAATACTTCACTAGAGCTATAAATTAGGAAATTAGACCCCAATTCCAGACCATCTTTTATAGGGGTCTGCATTTGGACTAAATCAACAAATCCCGCTGATTTTGTTGCATCAGTAGCATCCCAACTATCGGGAATAGCATTAGCTTGAACGATGTTTGAAAACCGTATTCTGTTTGGATAGTTAGTGTTGGTTTCTGTGACATTTAAGGCCATCAGAAATTCCCCGAAAGGACGCATTGCCTCGCAACGCCAGTTACTATCCCAGTTCGTTAAGTCAGAAAAGTTTGTGCCACTAGGAAGTCTGTAAACTGGCACTCTGTCTGGCCTGTTTATATATACGACATCAGCAAGTGAGTTAATCGTGTAGGGTTTGGGGCTGGAACTGCCAGTAATACTGCCTGACCTATTGGTTAGGGCATTATTTGCATACTCATTGATAACCCAATTGTCACTGACCACTAGAACTGTATCGAAACCAGTAGGAGGTACGACCCCAAAACAAGCTCTAGGGGTAAACCCCAAGCTATCTTTGACTGTTCTAAATAATACAGACCTTTTTACCTTACCCTCGTCAAACCTGATGTTATCGGCTGTGGTGAACCCGTTGATAGGAAGGTTATATGGGTCAATATCTGTAACTAGCCCAATGCTACCAAGGTCACGCACAGGCAAAGTTGCTGAAGCCATAGCGACACCTCTAAGTTTTGATTAGGTAATTCAGAATGATTGTTGGTTGCACGTTTGGATGTGCACTCCCGCCACCAGTATTTGAGATACTCAAAGTCGGCTGTGAGGCACTCCCGTCATATCTCGCACTTCCAGTTCCAACTGGGGATAGGCTGGATGTTCCAGCTTCCCAGTTAGTGCGGAGGTCAACTGTACCTGAGTGATTGTGTGATGGCATTTCAGCGGTGGTCAAAGTGTGGGTTTCATTGCCCCCTGTAGACCCCAAGCTATCTCCATCAACAGACCCTGTCACACCTAAAAGCCTGTTAGCAGACACGCCCCCCATGTCGTCCTGACCCGCAATTACACGACCACGCAAATCAGGAACGTTAAATGTGGTTGAGCCATCCCCTGCCCCGTAGGTGCTTCCTATTGCAGTAAATAGGCTGGCCTCGATTGTGCGTGAGACATCCTGTCCAAAGCACATTAGCCATCCGCTTGGGGCTGTTGAACCTGCAAAAGGTACAATCATCCCAGAGGAAAACAAAGAACCTGCGGCTAGCTTAGAGCCAGTAATAGTACCGTTTGCAATGTCATCGTTCGTTATAGTGCCATTGGTGATCATGGAACTTGTGACACTTAGGTTTGAGGCTAGGTAAGTAATGAGGTCAGACAGTGCGACTTGCACCATAGTGCCATCGTCATTCATGACCATTCTATCTGCGTTCACGAGGGTTGTAGCTGTTGCCGCTGTACCACCATCTGCCACAGTATTGAGTTCTGTATGTGTCGCATTTACTGCGCCAGCAATATTGGGAAAGGTATTCTTGATTGCAGACTTTATAAGTCTCAAATGATTGTCTGCGTCTTGGATGCCGTCTGTAGAGGCTGGATTATTGATATTCAGCCCATTGATAAAGTTAGCTGTAGTTTCTAAGGGCAATGGTTTTTCCTTTGTTTTCTGGGGTGGCCTCTGCTTGAGAGCGACAGACAACAACAACAGCAACACCCAACAAAGCGTCAGATTTTGAAGTCAATTTGAATCTCAACGCATGGGGGGTGCAAATTCTGGCTGGAGTCCCTGCCAAAGTGTCGCTTGAAATACCTCGGTCATGCTAAGTGACTGAATTTGCTGTAATGTAATGTGATAGTTGCTCACTTGACCTACCCCCACCCCCTATCATCTTAGGGGTTCTGAGACATTAGGCTTGGCTATGTCTGAAATTTATCTGGACAGGGCATTTTCTCTTCTTGCAAAATCGGGAGCGGAACTTGACATTCGTTCCTCTTTTGTTCTACACTAATCATACAATGATTATTAAACGACAAAGACCAAGAGAAGGCTCATCTTTCGCCACTTATGCCCACCAAAGAAGGCAAAGGCCTATCTCACGCTATTTCTTATGGATAGCAGTGGTATTCTCAAGTGTTCTTGGGCTTGCTTGGCTTGCATAAAACGACCAATTAAAACCGCCTTACTTAAGTTCCACTCAATTACGATTTCATTCTAAGTAGTCGTCACATTAGACCACTTAAGTTTATCTATAAGCCCAACCTTTGAGGACGCTATGTTTGTCTATAAGGCCAACCTTTGAACTGATGTGTCTAAATATAGGCAAATATGGGAAAATATGGGTTAACTTGTGTAAATATGTTGTCAGATGTAAACAAAATGCATATATATTGCATATAAAGAACAAACGTCCTACTGACTGGATCTCGCGGCAATCTTTGGTATTGCAGGATAAAGAGCCACTGATGTAGGGCGTTTTTCTTTGCTCCAAAGTACAGACCTGACCCAGAAGATTTGGACATATGAACCTAGAGGATGCGGTTGTTGCTATAGCTATCCACTTTGACGACCCACAGCATAAACAAATTCTGTGGGGTAGAATGAGTGAGACTATGTTGAGGATGTACAAGAAACACCAACCTCAAGAACCTAGAGACATGGTTGTTATTCAGGGTTCTCTGAAAGTCAGAGTCACTGAGTATTGCAGAGAGTTTCTGCCAGATGTATGGGAATCTCTCTCACATGAACAACAGCTAATACAGGAATATCAGTTGGTAGCAGACTACCTTGGCGAACAGTTGTATTTCGCACTCAAGGGCAAACCGCTTTAGGTTTACCCATTCTAAGTAAATAGGCGAAAAAAAGCCCCACTGATTTCTCAGTGAGGCATAGGAATTGCAATTGGGAGATGTGACCTGAGCCACTACCTCCTAAACGTAGTTATGTTGGTTTTGCCATTAACACTATCAACGGCTCAGGCTCACCTTTATTTAAACTCAGGGAACTTCTGACCTGCTGTTCGCTCCTGTATCTCCAACAAGTATTCGAGTGCTTCTTCTCTACTAGCTTTAGTATCTGTAAGCAGACACTCTATAGCCAGTTTGATATGGTCTTCTGCTGTCTGAACAAACCTAAACTCTTCCATAACCATCTCCTTAATTAATAACTGTATTCAGTGTAACCAAAGAAACGGTTATGGCAAGTATAAAACGACATAAATCGTTGTTTTTATTGCTTAAATGTCCGATGGCATAAGCATAATGTCCGATGGCTATGGCACAATCACCAGTAGCTATACCCCACATGAACCACCATGACCTGTGATGTCACAGATATCATGTGTTTCCACCAACTCTTCGATTTCCTCACCCTGTCTGTTGCTGGCTTCAGAGTAAGGCACGGCAGTCAATGGCTGGCCACCCCTACTCCCATCAGCATAGCAGGTAAAGCCACGCAGTCTGTGGGCGTACTTAGCCAACATATGTGCGAAGGGTTCTACAGTATCTTCGTTATTTAGCTTACTTCCCCATGCAGGTAGGTTGATGGTGGATGAGATTGCCATGTCCACATAGTCTTGCACATCTGCTTGGAACTTCATCCTGCGTTCTGGGTCGGCCGCAAGGTCAAGTGCACTCTCTATTTTGTCTGGGTCTGCCCCATATCTTTCGATGAGGTCTTGTGCGGCACTGTCCACAACATACTGGTAGTGCCATCGTGTACCACCCTTAAGATAGCGTCTCTTATAGGCGACAGCAAAGATCGGCTCGACCCCAGTGCTAGTGCCAGCCAAGATGCCAATAGAACCAGTTGGAGCGATAGCCCGATTAGCAACAGGGCGACTAACAGAACACTCGTCTGCAAAAGTTCTAGAGACAGTATCCGACACTGTTTTATAAACGTAGAGCCATTTATGTAACTCAGGGGTAACTTCATATCTTTCTCCTCGCTGGATCAGCCACTCATGTAAACCCATGAGGCCAAGACCCAGCCTTCTATTCTTTTCTCGTGTTTTAGCGATTGCTTCGTAGGGCACATGCCCTCTAATAGTTCCGCAAAGCAGGAACTTGGTAGCCAGATTGACGACATCAGCAAACTCAGAGATGCTCTCAATTCTACTCATGTTAACGCTTCCTAAGTTACATACGTCATCTGCATCTGCGCTTGTCACTTCACAACAGGCGTTGCGAAGGGTTTCTGCGTCCTTCATGTAATTGAAAGAGAGTCCAGGCTCTGAAGTAGACAAAGCTTGCTTTATGTTCTTCATGAACACATCGCCAACCTCACCTGTCTTCCAATAGTTGTCCTGCCATTCTGTGTCGTAGTTCACAGAGATATTGGTCATATCCATTGGTGCTTGGAAGTTGAAGTCGGCCTGTTTCAGTTTGGCTATAGTGGTGTCACCAATAGCCATGTCAGCCCAGTTCTTCATATCTAGGAAGTCTTCCACATCACCATGCTTCCAATGCAGACTGGCGTACATTGCGGAGCGTCTAGAGCCGCCCTGCATCACGTTCCTGCCAATATTATTGACTAGGTTCATCATGGGTAGTGTGCCTGATGCTAGCCCACCAGAACGCTTCAATGGACTGCCCTGTGCGCGATAGACTGAGTAGTCTACGCCCACACCGCCACCTGACATAAGGGCTGATGTAACCTTGTGGGCTAGTGTTGCCCAATCTTCTCTTGTGTCTTCTTCAGCCTTTAATAGGAAGCAATTGTTGTAGTATTTAAGTGGTCGCCCTGCGTACCAAAGATAGCGACCACCAGCTAAGAACTTCATATCCACTACATACTGCACCAACTGTTCTACTTCTGACTTGGGCATCAGCCCATCACAGACCTCATGCACCAGCGTTGACGCTAGTTGCGGCCAAGTCTCACAGCCCTCGTGGCGGTATTTAAGATTGAATATGTCTTCACTGAATTTGTTTCTAAATGTCATCCTGTCCTCAAAGTTCGTTGCCCCAACTGACCCAGCCTGTCGCTGGTTGCCTTGCGAACAGTTCAATGCGTGGTTTATCACCACACAGTTGCACTATGCGGTCACGAACCTCGTCTGGCTTTTGGGAGTGTTTCATTATTCTCGCATCGACCACCTGATGTACTTTGGTCGATGCACGTTTTGGTTTGCCTTTAGTGGCTAACAAGCAAATCTCTGCATTGGCTCTTGACCAATAGCCCATGCCCCAGAACCAGCTATCGCTGACTTTGTTCTTCTTCACCCAAGTGAAGGCGACAGTTTTGTAGGTAAAGCCCCATGCATCTAGGACTTCAAAGGCTTCCCGAAGGTTGGGGTAGGTAGCCCACATGAACAGAACGCAGTCTTCCTCTGCAATGTCCTGAACTGGTAGAGCTTTGATGTCGCTCAAGTCCATCACATCGTAATGAGATGCGGCTGACCTACCCTCACCTTTCTTACCCCAGACACGGTATGTCCAAGGTGGGTCTGCATAGATTATGTTGAATTTGCTTGTTGGGAATGGGATGTGCTGATCATTCAGCATCCAGTTCCTCTATTATCCAATCGAGGTATTTCTTTGCTTTATTGGCATCAGCATAGCCATCATCATGCTTATCCAACATTCGCCAAGTATATTTCATAGCATTGCCTCTGCAAAAGGCTATGAAGCCATCCTTACCTAACGCAGACCTGATGGCTTCGATACACTCCACATCACCTTGCGTATAATGACTAGGCTCATGTATTTGTGTTTGGTCAAAGGGGTCTGCTAACCATTCATCTAGCTTGGTTTCCATAGCTTAACTGTCTCCTTTTCAGCATCCCAATCAGACCAGCGAAGTATTCGCACCAGCCTTGCCTGTTGGATTGCATCATCTCGTGAGAGGCCAGCCTTACGATACGCCTGTTCTACAAGCGACCAGTGTGGGCGTG